TGCCCCCGTGCCATGGGAGGTGGTCTGGGCCGCTTCTATGGCGGCGTCGATTGAGTCGTCATCCAACAGTCGTGGCAAAGCCATGTGTGCCTCCCGTGGCAGATAGTCGGGGCAGAGAGCGCCTGTGTGGGGGGTGGTCGCTCTCTGCCCCAGATCGTGGACGGCTTACAGCCAGACCGCCAGGCCCGATTCCTTGTGCTTCAGGTCAGGGCTGTTGGGCTTGTACTCGCCAGCCGCCTTCTTCGGGCGGTTGTCCCAGAACTCGTCGGGGGCCGCCTGGTAGCGGGCGGTGCCCCACGCCTTGTTCGCAGCCTTCTCGGCCTTGTCACGGGTGTCGGCAGGATGCGGAGGCATCGGTGCCACGGCTGCGGGCGCAGCGGCGGGTGCGGGTGCGGCGACGTTCTGTGCGCCAGGGAACTCCTGATGAACCAGATCAGCGAAGTCGGGTTCGTAGTCGGGGACAGCCTGCACAACGGGGGCCACGGCGCCCGTCTCTGCAGCGATCCGCCACACGACGGAGTCGATGTAGGCGGCGGCCTCGGCCAACGCCTTGTCTGTCTTGCCAGCGACGATCATGTCGATCGCTCCCTTGACCGCCACCTGTGCGACGATCAGCTGGTCCTTCGGGCTGAAGTCAGCCTTGCTCATGTTCCCCTCCTATGGGGTTCTGTGGGGGTGCTCTGTCTTGCCCCCCAACTGGTTTGCCAATGTAGCCGCCGCCTTACCTGGCGGTGCAATCATCGGATGTGTTGGCCCTTGCAGGTGTCCCAGGCGGGGCACCACTTCTGACTGCACAGAGCGTGCTGGTCGTTCTTGGGCCAGGGCACGTCGACACTCATGCCTTCACGCATGGCAACGAAGCTGCGTAGCTGCTCCAGCAGCCACGCAGCATGGCCGTGTGTGCGTGTGGTGTCGAACGTGTCTGCGATCGGTTCGGGCGTCTTCGTGACGACTGCGAACGTGAACGGGATCTCCCACTGGTCGCCACCCCAGAAGATCTCTAGGGCTGCGGCTTCGCCGTGGGCGTCTACAAGATCCTGCAGACGTGCGGCTGTGGCATAGAAGGTCGGCTGGACGTACCAGCGGTCGATCTCCCAGCCCACATAGCGGTCGAGGCGTGCGGCGGTCTTCCAGTCCCACAGACGGCCGTGGATGTCTCGTGCGTCCCAGGTGCCTGACAGGCGGATCGAGCCGTCTGGTGCCAGCGGCACGTCGAAGTGGCGTTCGATCTCGGACGGGTCCACAGGAGGGACATGCGGGACGACACTCACGCTGAGCCGCCCCGCACATCCCTCTAGCTTGCTCCGCAGAGTGTCATCGCCCTTGATCTGCACACGCTGAAAGTCACCAGCTTCCAGCCTCGTGTCCAGCCAGGCCATGGCATCGTGCAGAGCTTCCCCGTGCCCCAGACCGTGTAGGCGCCCCTCCATGTACTCATGGACCGCTGTGCCCAGCACGGTTGCGTCTGAGTCTGGGGAGTCCCAGGCGGGGTCGAACGCTGAACGCCGACCCCGCTCTGGGCACATCAGGAAGTCCTTCGCCCACGACTGGCGGAAGGTGTGGGCAGACTTCATGTCACACGCGCTTCCCACGGGCCAGACGTGTGCGCTCTGTGTTCACAGCGTCTGTGCCGCCGTTGCGGCTGAGGTACTGATAGAAGGCCCATGTCGTGCCATCGTACCCGAGGGTTACGAGGTGGTCATACACTGACTTCTTCGTGAGGTGAGGGTTCTGCCGCCACACAGCCTCACCGTACTTGCAGTACATCCTCCGCACCTGCGAGATGCTGAGTCCTCGTGTGGTGTACGTCGACTCGTCGTCGTCTCGCACATGCAGGTTGAACAGCAGCTCTTTCATGGCGTCGTAGCGGTCTACGCCACGAGGCCAGTCGAAGAACTTGTCCATCACAGACACGAGGTCACGCAGCATCACCTGCGACTCCAGATAATCGAGCAGCGGTAGCTCTTCTGGAACTCTGTACACGCCGTGTGTGACAGGCACGGGTTTGGCCACAGACACATCGTCGAGGTCTGTGCGTGGACCGCCAGCCATGGCGTCGGCCAGCGGCACGTTGTCCATGTAGCCCATCACTCCTCCTCGTGGATGTAGATACCTTCTGGCGTGATCGTGGCCCCGTTGGGGATCTCTTCCCAGCCTTCCTCGGCTCGCAGGTGGCGCAGGCCACGCAGCAGCTGTGTAGCGCCTACGCCGTACACGCCTGCCGCACGCTCCTGGCGCGCCTTGCGGCGAGCCCTTTCTGCGGGTGTCTCACTCATCACTTGCTCCAATCTTTGTAGTTCTCAGGCAACAGAGGTGCCTGCTCTATCTGGTCTTCATCTGTGTGCAGGTGACCCTTGAGGCCACCGTTGTAGAGGTTCGGCTGCATCTGCCGCCAGAACTCTTCTGCGTCTGCACGACGCTGCTTGTCTCGCTCGTACCACTTGGCCAGCGCCAGCGTGCCGATGGCACACAGACACAGGATGATGGCGTAGAACGTGGCGATGTAGCTGTCCATCAGCTGCCACCCGCACGCTGAAGCATGTACAGCTCGTAGTCGAGCATGGCCTCCTTCTGGCCGCAGTCGGAACAGATCTCTGTCTCGTTGTCGAGTCGAGAGATGGCCCCTGGGTATGCGCCAGGCCTGAGGTTGTTCGGGATGAACCCGTCACAGACGGGACAGATGGGTGGATTCATGTTTGACCTCCTCGGGTCGGTTGTGTGCGATGCCTGCTGACATCAACCAACCCGCCGCCCCCGAAGGGGCGACGGGCTGGGTGTCGCCTACAAGTCTCGGGAGTGCATCAGCGGCTTCGGTGCGGGCTGCACAGCCACGCTCGTGAGCCACCACGGGCGGTCGCTGCCGATCGGGAACTCGCTCAGCAACTCCTCCGCCACGTCCTCCATCGTCTCCAAGTACTCGTCCTTGTCAGACGGCAGGCCGTCCTTGAGGTGGACGTTGACTACTAGACGCATGTGCGTCTCCTTCCAATAGGGAGTGTGTGTGGGGGACCGTAGCCCCCCACATACACAGCCGTCACAGGCTCTGCAGGATCCCTGCGGCCTTGTTGGTCAGGGGGAACCGTGCGTTGGCCCACGCCTTGGCCTGGGCCGTCTGCTTGTCCCGTCGGGTGGCGTCCTTGCCGTGACCCTGGTGCCACAGTTCGAACTCGTTGACCGTCTGCAGGAAGTGCCAGGCCGTCTCCTGTGAGCCGATGGTCGGCCCGTCGAAGATGTGACGCAGAGCCTGCCGACGGTTGTGCCAGTTGGTGCGCACACGGGACGAGGCGTCTGTGTCGGGGCGTGGGAACAGCCGCTCCAGCACCTCGTTGCCGAACGTCGCACGGGTGACGTGCTTGTCCATGAGCGAGGCCGCCCAGGCGTCGAACTCGTCGAAGCCTTGGTACGTCTCGACCAGCGCCAGCTTGGCCTCCCGCAGTCGGTCCTGTGCGCCGCTGCGGTGCTGGATGCTGTGGAACAGCTCACCGCCGCTCTGTGCGATGCGCAGCGTGTTCTCACACACCACTCGGATGTTGACACCCTCGATGCGGAAGGCGCCGCTGCCGTGCCAGGTCGACACCAGCAGCCAGCGGTGCATGGCCTCGTCTGTGCCGTCGAAGCGGGGCGACTCGCCCAGGTCCGACAGCATCCACACGAACTGGCCGTCCCACATCTGACCGCACGTCTGGACGTTCAGGCCCAGCGTGTCGGTGATCTCTGCGAGTTCCTCGTTCTGCAGCACCTCGTACTTCGGGGACACCACAGACAGGTCACGCCCGTTGGAATCCTGCAGAGCGACGTAGCCCTCCATCTGCTGCATGTCGAAGCCGTCCTTGACGACTGTGTAGATCGGCACCTTGCGGACGGACCAATCGATCCCTCCGATCTGCAGAGCACGGTGACCATCGACGAACTCGTCGATGACCGTGCCAATGCCGTGCCATGGAGTGATGCCCTTGTTCGACATCATGGTTTCGGGGATTGCTCCCATGTGTGTGACCTCCTCAGGTCGTATGTGGCTCCTACACAGAGCCTTGTGTGTGTCATTCAGCATTCAATGAGCCGCCCCCTGATGGGGCGGCGAATGCCTTGCATTTCATTCTACCGAGCACTCCACGCGCTCGTACAATCGTCGACCAGGGCGGGGGCACGAGGCCCCCGCCGTCCAGTCGCTGTCTGTAGCAGCCTCAGTCCTCCTCGTCCTCGTCGTAGGCCATCTCCTGCCAGCACTCCTCGCACATGTAGGCGCCTCGCACACGCTGGTCGATGACGATCTCCCGCTGGTTGGGCGTGAGGTCAGGGAAGGCGGTCTGCACAAGCGTGCCCCGCATGTAGTCCTGCAGAGCAGCCGTCGACACTTCGACGGTCGCTGTGCGTGGATGGTTGTGCCACCTGCAGGTAGCGCTGATGGTTGTGGTCTTGGACATTGTGTGTCTGTCTTTCTGTGTTGTGTGGATCAGGACTTGGACTCGATGAGCTTCCGCACACCCTGGTAGCTGCGGTACACGTTGCCGTTGCTGTCTACGGCGTCCCAGAACTTCCAGGTCGGGGAGAACCTGTCGAACACAACCTGCACCCAGTCGTCCTTGTCGCCGTTGAACGTGATCAGTGCACAGTCGTTGTCGATGTACCTGGCTTTGTGCCCGTTGAGCAGAGCCAGGTTCATGGTGCGTGAGTGTGAGTGGTAGATGGTCGGGTCCATGGCATTCGGATGCCAGGTGTCTGAGTAGATGGTCATGTCTGTCTTTCTGTGTTGTTGGTTTGTGTGTCGAAACCCCGCAGGGCTTCGCCCAACACACACACCCCGCAGAGCGTGTGTGCTGGACGCTGTCATGCGGTCAGTTGTGCATGGTCACTCCTCCTCGTCGTCGTCGTCGATGACCTCGATGATCTCGGCCTCGGGCATGAAGTGCTCCACAGCCCGCTCGTAGAGTTCGAAGTCGTCGGGCGGCTCTGTGGCTTCGATCTCGTCGTAGCCGTAGTCGCCCAGGAAGTTGCAGCTGAACTTGATGATGTACGTCGCCATGCTCAGACCTCCCAGCCGTTCATCGGGATCTCCACAGACTCGCCACGGCCGTCTGCCCAGGTGAACCCGATGCCGCCGAAGCCCGACCCGTACACATCCTTGATGGGCTTCGTGAACGCCACCAGCAGGTACGGCGTCTGTGTCTTGTGGAACTTGTTGAACCGCTTGATGTTGGCGATGGCTTCCTCGTGGGTGTTGCCACAGCCCCAGCCCATGACTGAGATGACACAGAACAGCCACGTCTGCACGTCCTGTTCTGTGTCGGGGTTGGTTGTTTCGATGTCGCTCACAGCGACCTCCTTTGTGTTGTGGATTGGATGTTGTGTGTGTTGATGCAGAGCATCGGGGACGGCACCGCCCACACAGGGCGATGCCGCCGCCGTCGACTACATCAGTCCTCGACGATGTACGGCCAGACGAACCAGAGGCACACAAGGCCCCAGGCGATCCAGCCAACCAGGTGCAGACCGTTCATCGTTCCCCCCTCTCGTACATGTCTGTGCAGAGGCCGTCGAGGATCTCCTCTACCTTGTCTGCGTTGAACGCACCCAGGGCGTCGATGAAGTCCTGCACGCTGCCCTGTAGCAGCCGCTTCTGTATCCGACTGATGTCGATCTCGATCCAGTCTCTGTCTGTGTATGGCTTCTGCAGCCAGGCGTCGTAGCTCACGGCTCCACCACCTCAACC